TCTCAGATAGCCTCACTTACCGAGCAGAGTAATGAGGCTATTCAAACCAACATTTGGATCGACACCTGCCGGCGGGAGCTCTTGCGGCTTGCGCCTTGGAACTCTGCAAGGAACTACAACTCCTTGACCCTGATTTGTGCCGCTCCAGGTACGCCGGAGAATCCAACCACAGGAGCCCCGCAATGGGCCAAGGGCCAACCCCCACCGCCATGGATTTACGAGTATGCATACCCATCGGATTGTATTCGGCCCCTTTTCGTGGTACCGCAATTCACTACGGGCTTCTCTGGAGGAGTTCCCATCACAACCGCAGTTACTGGAGGTGCTCCACAGTTCTGGAATGGGCCTCCAGTACGGTTCCAAGTTGGGCTTGATCAAGTCCTCAACGGTGTCCCTGCGGTTGGGGGTCCAGACGTAAAGGTGATTTGGACCAACCAGGAGTTCGCGATCCTGTCTTATCTAAAGGATATCTCCAACATTGACGTAATGGATGATCAACTCCAAGGGGCTTGGGCGAGTTACCTCGCCTCCAAGCTCGCTATTGCCTTAACCGGCGATAAGGGCTTGGCCAATCTCAGGATCAAGGACGCGAATGATATGATCCAAGTGGCTAGGGTTGGGGACGGGAATGAAGGTTTGACCATCAACGATGTGACGCCGGATTTCATCCGAACTCGGGGAGTGGATTTTGCAGAGGACTTCTCTTGGAGCCCGAATATGGGGATCTTCGATTGGGGCGGCTTATTGGCCACGTACTAGAGTTCAGGAGAACTTAGGGATGCTTACACAGGAAGGTTTGAAGCAAATTCTTGAATATGATCCAGAGACCGGTTGGTTTCATTGGATCTTGGGGAATGGAAGAAACGTTCAAGCTGGGGATGCTGCTGGAACGGTTGATGATAAAGGTATCAAGATCAATATTGGTGGCACAAAATATGCTGCGCATCGGCTTATCTGGTTATATATCTATGGGCATTTTCCAGATGGGATGATGGATCATAAGAACGGTGATCCTTACGACAATCGATTGTGCAACCTGCGCGAAGCGAATGATTCGCAGAACGGAGCAAATAACAATCGCGAGCCGAGAGGGGCTTACCAGAACAACGAGGGTAAGTGGATAGCACAGGTTCGTGTTGATGGATATTGTCACTATCTTGGGATTTTTGACACGTATGAGGAGGCTCATAGAGAGTTTGTAAAGGCTCATAGAGAGCATTTTGGGGCCTTCTCTTGCTTTAATCGATTTGTTCGAAGAGGATAGGAGGGAGCTATCTCAGAGAACATTATACAAGCAAGCTTTAGCTCGGGCGAACTCGCACCTTCAATATTTGCGAGAACCGATCTCGCTGCCTACCATTCTGGCCTTGCGGTTTGCAGAAACTTCTTCGTTGATTACCGATCAGGGATCTCCACCCGATCCGGAACCAAGTTCGTAATCCAATGCCTTAAGTCCTCTACCGCTGTTCGTCTGATCGGCTTCTCTCAATCCGTTACCACGACCTACGTGATCGAATTCGGTGATCGTTATTGCCGGTTCATCTCTAATGGTGCGCCGGTGCTCGAAGCACCCTTTGGAATCACTTCGATTACCAATGGAGCCCCCGCCACCGCCAACATTCCAGGGAATAACTTCGTCCCTGGGGATTGGATCTTTATCACTGGCGTAGCCGGGATGCTTGCTATCAATGGCCGATTCGCCCAGGTTGGCTCTGCCATTGGCGCGGTGGTGACCCTTCTCGATGTCAACGGAAACCCGATCAACTCGACCAACTTCTCGGCCTATTCCGGAGGAGGGACTGCTTCTAGGGTTTATACAATCGGCTCTCCTTATGCTGCGGCTGACCTCGCATTGATCAAGTTCGTTCAAAGCGTTAGCGTTCTATTCATAACCCACCCGCTCTACCCGCCAAAAACCTTGTCCTTTCTCGCTCCAACCAATTGGGCCTTTGCTTCTATTGTTTTTGGCACCACCATCGATGCCCCAACCGGTCTCGTTGGCGTTGCCTCATCCGCTGGAACGGCCAACTATTCGTACGAAGTCACCGCCGTTGATGCGTCTGGGCAGGAGAGCCTTCCATCGGCTGCTGCCGCGGTGAATGGGGCTGTGAATATTGGCACTACAGCCGGGACTATCTCGCTGACTTGGAACTCTGTAGCATCAGCGGTGACCTATAACCTGTACAAGGCCGAGCTCTCGGTTGCAGGGGCTGTTCCGTCTGGTGTTAGCTATGGCTTCATCGGCTTCTCCTCTGGAACCAGCTTCGTCGACTCCAACATAGTTCCAGACTTTACCACCACCCCAGAGGTCGTCAACAATCTCCCATTCGCCAATGGCAACAACCCAGGCTCTGTTGTCTTCTTCCAACAACGCGCCTACTACGCCTCTTCAACCTCTCAGCCAGCCACCTTTTGGGGATCTCAGCCAGGGCAATTTAACAACTTCAACTTCTCAACCCCAATCCAAGCCTCTGATGAAATCACTGGAACCATTGTTTCGACTCAGCTAAACTCAATTCGTTACATGCTCCCGATGCCTGGAGGGTTAGTCTTCGGTACCGGTCGAGCGGCCTTTACCCTATCCGCAGGTTCTGGAACCAACGCCACTATCGGAGTCACCCCAGCTAACGCTACGATAACCCCTCAAGCCTATAATGGTTCTAGCGATGTCCCGCCGATTGTCGTTAACGAAGATATCCTATATGTCCAGGCAAAGGGCTCGATCGTACGGGACCTTTCCTACAACATCTACGTTGCAATCTACACTGGGACCGATATCTCAATCAAGTCCAATCACCTCTTCTTTGGACACGGAATTAGGGAGTGGACCTACGCCGAAGAGCCATTCAAGGTTGTCTGGTCCGTTAGAGATGATGGTATTCTCCTCTCGCTGACCTTTATGAAAGAGCAGCAGATGATTGGTTGGGCGAGGCATGACACCCTTGGCCTTTACCAATCTGTGACTAGCGTGCAGGAGGGGCAGGTTGATGCGGCTTACTTTGTGGTGACCAGATTCGTTGGGGGGAACACGGTTCAATGGATCGAGCGGCAGCAGCAAAGGCAGTTTGTTTATGGTGCAGAGGATGCTTGGAGTGTGGATTGTGGCACGCAATCGAGTCTCCCCACCCCAGCCGCCAACTTAGTGGTAAGCTCGTCTGTAGGGAATGCAACCTTTACTGCGTCAGTGGGAGTGTTCAGTTCTTCGAGTGTGGGACAAGTTCTTCGTGCTGGGGGAGGAATAGCAACAATAACAGGGTTTAGCTCTTCTACCCAGATTACGGGAACTATAACCCAGCCAATAACCCAGGTTATCCCAAACGATCCAAATCGCACTCCAGTTCCTTTTGCCTCTGGTTCTTGGTCCATTGCAACACCGGCAACGAAATTCTTTGGCTTTGACTATTTAATCGGCCAAAGAATCTCAATCCTTGCGGATGGTGGGGTTAGCCCTAGCCAAGTAGTAGCAGGCGATGGGTCAATTACCCTTCCCTCTCCCGCTACCAAGGTGGTCGGTGGCCTTGGCTATCAATGTCAAGCGCAAACCATGCCATTGGATGTTGGGGAGCCGACGGTTATAGGTAAAAGGAAGAAGATTGGAGCTGTGAATCTGATCTTGGCCAATACTCGCGGGCTTAAGGTTGGGCGGAACTTCAATTCAGTAATTGGGCTCAAGGACCAGAACATTGGGGTTCAACTCAACCAAGCAATTCCATTGCAGACGGCCAACGTCCACTTCGTGATCGACCCGCTTTGGGATGTACCGGGGCAGATTTGCTTTCAGATCGATGATCCCTTACCCGCGACGATTCTTGGAGTAGTGCCGGAGATTGTAATTGGTGACTCTGTTAAATAAACTCAAACGCTTTTGGCGAATGCGCCACGCTGGGTATAGAGCTTGGAGAAAGGCGATGGTTGAAAAACATAGTTCTCCGAGGGAGAATCGATGAAGGTCGAGGTAGTTCGAACATCCGATTTCGATATCGCCTCGATGGTAGCCCGAAGCTCTCATCCAGAAGGGGAAGAGGTTGTTCGGGATTTTGTTAAACGAAGTCTTGTGGTCTTTGTTGGAAAGGCTGATGGAGTTGAGGCTTGTGTGGTTGGGTTGATTCCAGAAACAATTCTCTCGGATAGGGCCTATCTATGGATGCTCCACACCGATATTTGTGAGGCCCATCCGTTGCGGTTTGTTCGTTGGTCTAGGCGGGTCATAGCTGAGCTTCCTTATCGAGAACTCCTTGGGCATTGTGTGAATGCTACCTCTAGGCAATGGCTAGAATGGTTGGGGGCGGAGTTTGTTAATGAGAACTCGTTTAGGATAGCTAGAGATGGCTGATCCTGCTAGCTTAGCAATGGCTTCTATTGGCTCCTCCGCCGCTGGTGGAATGACTGAGGCCATAGGAAGAATTTTTGGCGGTGAAGCCAAGTCTGAGATGTATACTTATCAGGCTGGCATCGCCGCGATGAATGCTAAGATTGCGAAGCAAAATGCGGATTATGAAACGTCTCTTGGAGAGGTTCAGGCCCAGCAATCGGGAATGAAAACTAGAGCTCAGATTGGGGAAACCCGAGCTATCCAAGGAGCATCGGGGCTCGACCTGAACTCTGGCTCTAGTCTTGAGGTTCGAGTCTCTGAGGCCGAGCTTGGGGTTCAAGACCAAGCTATGATCCGCTCTAACGCCGCTAGGCGGGCTTATGGGCAGGAGGTGATCGCAGCGCAGGAGACCGCTCAATCGAACCTTGATATGATGGCGGCGAGCAATGCTAAGACGGAAGGGTTCATTGGGGCTGCGAGTTCGATCTTGGGGGCTGGGGGGAGCGTTTCGAGCAAGTGGTTGCAGGCCGGGCAAATGGGGGTTCCAGGATTCTAGATGCCCAAAGTTCCGTACGCCCCTCTTCCTGATGTAGCCCCAGCCAATGCCCCAGCTCCACTCCTCAACATCCAAACCCCACCTGACGCCTTTGGAGTTGGGATCGCTAACGCAGTTAAAGGCCTTGGGTCCACGATGGACCAGGTTGGGGGAGAGCTATTCCAACGTGCCACTGCCTTCCAACAACTTCGAAACGAGACCGAATCAACAGAAGCGGTAACTCGGTATGAAAAGGAGGCTGGGCTCCTTCATGCTAATTTCTCATCCCTTCAAGGCAAGAACGCTCCCGCAGCGTTTGAACAATACCAATCCGACCTGGACGCTAAGCGTCAGTCCATTCGAGATGGGCTTTCTAATGATTTCGCCCGGCGAATGTACGATCGAAATGCGAATTCGATCATGGGACGATCTATCTTCAATGGTGCTGGCCATGCAGCGACCCAGAACAAGATCGCGGTGGATGGAGCGGCGAAGGCGAGGATAGAGGGGTTAAAGGACACGATTCAGCAGAACCCGAAGGACGATACGGTTTACAACGATTCCCTTGCCGAGGTTGATCGCAGAGTTGAGGAGCGTGGAGCAGTTCAAGGATGGAGTGATGATCAAATCGCTCAGCAGAAGGCGCTTGAGCGAAGCGGAGTAATGCGATCGAAGATTGAAGGCACCATACATACTGATCCGCTTAAAGCCCAAGCTATGTTTCAAGCCAGTCGTTATGCTATGCATTCGACCGATATTGAACACCTGGAGCAGAAGATTCAGAACGGAGTTCGTGGAGTTGTTCAACGGAACGTCTCCGATGCGGTGAACAAGGGTTGGGCTCCATATATGACCCCAAGAGCCATCTCCAGGGCCGAAGGAGTTCAAGAGCCCTTAACTCGAATAATCCAAGAGGCCCAGAGAGCGCATCCAGAACTTCAATTTACGATCGGGGGGAAGGGTGGAGTTCGAACCCCCAATGAGCAAGCAGCCTTGGTGGCGCAAGGGGTTTCCAAAACCCTGCAAAGTGATCACCTTTCTGCGAAGGCCATTGATATCGTTCCAGTGATTAACGGAAAGGAGGACTACAATGCGGACTATGCTCCATACATCCGAGCAGTTGAGGAAGCCTCCCAAAGGCTCGGAATTCCCCTCAAGCCAAAGTCCGAAGCCTTCAAGTCCTGGGATCCTGGGCACTTCGCTTTGCCATCAGACTATGACGTTGGCTCAGCACCTAAGCGTGTGGAGGAGCCAGAGCAATCAAGGATCGATCGAGGAACCAAATACGTAAGGGATCATCCTTTGTTCCAAGACGATCCTTACATCGAGGATCTTACCAAGAACCGGATTCAAACGGACTTCAATCGGGCTAGATCAGTTGCGAGGGAAACCAATCTTGATAACATGGAGCTAACCGCTCAAGGGATTATGGATCGGGGGGATGGAAAGCCTGCGGCAAACATAGACGAGTTTATGGCTAACGCGAAAAGCAAAGCTGCTTTTGACGCCCTTCGCCCAGATCAGCAAATAGCTGTAGCTAGGCGGATCAAAACCTATAATGACTCGCTCAAAGAGCAAACCGATCTTGCGACCAAGTTTCGCTTGCAAGGGATGGCAGATGATGATCCGAATAAATTCCTCCA